CTTTTGCTGATAAAGCATTAATAAATGCAACAGCAGGTATTAATTCTTTACAAACAAACATTTTAAATAAAACTTATTTTCAAGCAATACAAGAGATTATAGATGCATTATTTGACCAAGATGCTGAAACTGCAAGTAAATATTTTACAAATAAAGCAGGAAGTTTTGTTCCAAATATTATCGCTAAAATTAATAACGACCCATATTTAAGAGATGCACAAGGTATTATTGATGAAGTTATTGGTAAAAGATTAGGTATAGGTACACCACCATCACCAAAATATAATTTTTTAGGTGAACCTCATAAAGCTAGTGATGAAGATACAATACAAAGATTTTTCAATAACTTTCTAAATCCAGTTTCAATAGGTAATAAAACTAATGACCCAGTAGTAATGGAGATTTTAAGATTAGGAAAAGCTCCAACAACTTTAAAGAAATTTCAAGATGGTGTTGATTATACTGAATATAAATTTGGTAAAAACACAGCTTACGACAGAATTAATCAATTATTAAATACTACAAAAATTGAAGGTCTAACTATTAAAGAAAAATTAGCACAAGTCATACAATCAGAAGATTATCAAAATTTAACTGACCCAATTAAATTAGCTCAAGGTATTGCTGATGATGGAACTAAATATAAAAGAATAAATTATATTTATGAAATTTATAAAACTAAAGCTGAAACATTATTTGAACAAGAAAAAAGTAACTACAAAAATATAAATAATCCTGACAGAAATCTTTTTAACGATGTTCAAAAACAAAAAAGAAATAAACAAGTAATAGGTGGAAGTAGAGACATTGATAGACTTCAACCATTAATTAATTTTTACCAACAATAACTAATGCCATTATATTCGCAAGTTACCTATACAGGTAATGGAAGTACTACTTCTTATGCAATTCCATTTTCTTATATTGATAGTACTCATATTAAAGCATTTTTAAATGGAACTATAACAAATGCTTTTACTGTTAATGTTGCAACATTAACTTTTACTACTGCACCAGCTAATGGAGTTACAATTAGAATTGAAAGACAAACTCCTGTTGATGTAAAATTAGTTGATTTTAGTGATGGTTCTGTTTTAACTGAAGCAGACTTAGATAGAGCTACAAATCAAAACTTTTTTATTTCACAAGAAATTACTGACGACCAAGCAAATAATTTATCTTTAGACACAGACGACAAGTACAATGCAAACTCAAAAATAATTAAAAATGTACTTAACCCAGTTAATGCCCAAGACGCAGTAACTAAAAATTATTTAGAAAACACTTGGCTAACAACTGCTGACAAGGCATCAATTATAAATTTAAACTCAAACATAGCTAGTGTTAATGCAGTCAATTCAGCTTTAGCTAATGTTAATACTGTAGCTTCAGATTTAAATGAAGCAGTATCAGAAATAAATACAGTTGCAGTAGATATTGCAAATGTAAATAGTGTTGGAACAAATATTGCTGACGTAAATACACTAGCATCAATATCAAATAACATTTCTACAGTTGCAGGAAACAATGCCAATGTAACAATTGTTGCAGGAGCCAATAATAACATTACAGCAATTGCAAGTCAGATTTCTCCTACAAATAATATTTCTACAGTTGCAGGTGCAGTTGGTAATATTTCTACAGTTGCTTCAGCTAATACAAATATTGGTTTAGTTGCAGGTCAAATATCTCCAACTAATAATATAGCTACTGTTGCTGGTAATATTGGAAATATAAATACTTTAGCACCGATAAGTAATTCTATTTCTACAGTTGCAGGTATTTCAGGAAATATAAGCACCGTAGCTAACATAAGTAATTCTATTACAACCGTTGCATCTAATGTAAATAACATAACTACAATAGCTAACGATATTCAAAAAGTTATTACAACAGCGAATGACCTTAATGAAGCAGTATCTGAAATTGATACAGTAGCGAATGCGATTGCTAATGTAGATTTGGTTGGAAACAATATTGGAAATGTTAATTTAGTTGGTGGCTCTATTGCGAATGTTGTTACAGTTGGCAGTAATATTGGAACAATCAATAATTTTGGCGAAAGATACAGAGTAAGTGCTTCAGCTCCTGTTTCAAGTTTAGATTTAGGAGATTTATATTTCGACACAACTGCAAACACCATGAAGGTTTATTCTTCAGGTGGTTGGATTAATGCAGGTAGTTCGGTGAACGGTACAGCAGATAGGTTTAAATATACTTCACAGGCAAATCAGCTTATATTTACAGGAGTAGACGATAACTCAAATACATTATCTTACGATGCAGGATTTTTAGACGTTTATCTAAATGGTATTAAATTAGTAAATGGTTCAGACTTTACAGCAAGTAATGGTACTTCAATAGTTTTAACAACAGGAGCTTCTGCTTCTGATATTTTAGAAGTTATAGCTTATGGAACTTTTCAACTAGCTAACTTTAGTATTACCGATGCAAATGACGTTCCACCTTTAGGAACTGCTGGACAAGTCTTAAAAGTTAATAGTGGTGCTACAGGATTAGAATTTTCTACAATTCAAGCAAGTGAGATTACAACAGTTGGAAATTATTTTTCTAACTGGAACGAGATTTCATCTAACTTAACTACAACAACAGCATCAACTAAAAATTTGTTTTTATGTGGTGCAATAACAGTTAGCGGAAATGCAATATGGACTGTGTCAGGTAATGGTACTTTGACAATCATATAAACAAACAACAATAATAAAAGGAAAAAACAAATATGCCTTCAAAAATACGAGTTGATGAGCTAGAAGGTTCGAGTGGAAGTACGATTACAGTACCGAGTGGACAAACTTTAACTCTTACTAATGCCACAGTAAATTTACCTTCTACAGCTTTATCGGCACTTAACGCAAGTAACTTAACAAGTGGAACAGTTCCTTCTGCTAGATTAAGTTTAGCATCTTCTGATTTACCTACAGTACCAACTACTAAAGGTGGAACAGGATTAACAACAATAGGAACTGCAAACCAAGTATTGCAAGTAAATAGTGGTGCTACAGGATTAGAGTTTGCTAGTGTAAGTTCTGGTGTAGTTAAGAAAATTCATTCATTTCAATTTAATACAAGAACTGCTGGTAACTCATCTGCTACAGACCAATTTACTTTTACTTCATCATTTACTCCTCTTGATGCTGTAAATAATACTTTATTTGTTCAAAGTATTGTTCCTATTGATAACGACTCTACTGGGATGGATTATAGTGGTTATGGCATAAGATTTACAGGAAACTCTACAGGTACAAATTATGATAACTTTGGAAAAGGTATTCAATTTGTTGATAGTACTACAACAAATGTATCTATGGGAATACAATCAAATCATTTTATAGTTACTGCTAATACAATGACTAATCAAACATATACAGTTAAATTAAGAACTGAAAGTGGTAATTCTCAAGCATCTTATTATTGTCCAAATTCAAATAATAATAATAGAATAGCTACACAATCAAGTGCTTTTTTAATAATAACTGAATTTGCTAACTAAAGGATTAATAATATGAAATATTCAACATTTTTAACAAAAGCATTAAATAGCTTTGAAGGTTTTAGAGGTGCTAAAATGCCAAATGACCCAACAACTGAACAAGAATATTTAGCATTAAGAAATGCTGTTGATGGTGGAAGTATTTGGCAAGATGAAAATAATCAACCTACTTGGGAACAAGTAAAAGCTAAAATTGATGAATTGCAAAATGCGTACGAAGCCGAACAAGAAGCTAAAGCAAATACTAAAGCTAGTGCATTAGCAAAACTCAAAGCACTTGGTCTTAGCGAAGAAGAAGTAAAAGCAATACTTTAATTAAAAACAACTTAACTAAAAAAGGAAAGTCGTAAATGACTAGAGCCAGAGATTTATCTAAATTATTAGGTACTAATAATAATGGAGTTATAGACAATACAAATATTACTCTTGATGCAAACGAAATACCTAATTTAGATACAGCTAAAATTACTACAGGAACTTTTGCTAATGCTAGAGTAGATAATAATAGTTTATCTTCAATTACAGCTTTACCTAATAGTATAATGATAAATGGGTCAGCAAATTCTGGAAGAATACAATTAAATTGTGAAAATAACTCTCATGGTATTAAACTTGCATCGCCACCACATTCTGCTGGTCAATCTTACACTTTAACTT